TAATTTATGGCATATATAGGTAAAACACCAATCACAGGAAACTTTGTAAAACTAGATGCAATTAGTGTAGTTAATGGTCAAGCGGCATACACTATGAACAATGGTGGCTCTGCTTTTACAGATTATGAAAATGTGAATCAGTTTTTAGTTTCATTAAATGGTATTCTTCAAGCACCAACAGATTCATTTACAGTTTCAGGAAGCACACTTACATTTGCATCTAATTTAGCAACAGGCGATGTCATTGACTTTGTAATTGTTCTTGGAAATACTTTAGACATAGGAACACCATCTGATGCTACTGTCACACAAGCTAAAACAAATTTTGTATCAACATCAAGTGCCGCTGGACTACAAATAAAAGGCGATGGTACTACTGATGGAACTTTACAGTTAAACTGTTCTCAAAATTCACATGGGATTAAATTAAAATCTCCAGCACATTCTGCTGGTCAAAGCTATACATTAACATTTCCTACTACTGCACCAAGTGCAGATAAAGCACTTATAACAGATGGGTCAGGAAATTTATCTTTTGGAGATGCTGGTGGAACTAACACTCCAGCTTTTTTAGCTAAACAATCTGGTGTACAAAGTGTTTCAGCTAGTACAATTACTAAATTAAATTTTCAAACAGAAATATTTGACACCGACAGTAAGTTTGATAACTCAACAAATTATAGATTCACACCAGCAACTGCTGGTAAATATTTTATATTTGGTCAATTTTCTTTAACTAATCAGGAAAATGCAAAATTACAAAGATGCTACATTTATAAAAATGGGTCATTTTTAGACCCAGCTGTTTTTGTAATGTTGTCCGGCAGAGAAGAAGATGGTTCATGTGCAATTCAAATTATAGATTCAGCAAACACAACAGATTATTATGAATTATATGCTTTTCATAATTGTAGTACTTCTAAAAATACAGTTACAAATTCAACATTTTTTGGTGCATATAAAATTATAGAATAGGATAAATTATGGCAAGTTTAGATAATAAAATTAAAACATTTTTAGGAACAGAAGTTGATTTTGTAAATGATGTAATTCTTCAAGATGATGGAAATGGTGCATACATAAAAGAATGGAATCTCGATACACCTCAACCAACAAAAGCAGAATTAGATGCAGTTAATAATGATGCAGATAAATTAGAAAGAAATAATATTGTAATTGCAAAAAGAAAAAAATTATATGGTTCTTGGGAATCTCAATTAGAAGAAATAAACGAACAAGGTCTTGATGCTTGGAAAGAAAGAATAGCACAAATAAAAGCAGATAATCCAAAGGAGTCTTAACATGGCTCTTAACTTTGCTAACAACAATTCTTTATCAGCAATAACATCTTTACCAGCTTCTATAAGTGGTGGTGCATTAACATTATTACAAACACAAACTGCATCAAGTTCATCAACAATAAGTTTTACTTCAAACATAGACTCTACTTATGATGCTTATATTTTTAAATTAATAAACATACACCCACAAACACAAAATGCTTTATTTCAAGTAGGATTTAGAGATGGTGGAAGTAATTATGATGCTACAAAAACAACAACTGTATTTGGTGCTTATAATTATGAAGATGGTGCTAGTGGTGCGGCATTAGGATATAGAGACCAAAGAGATTTAGCACAATCAACTTCATTTCAAGATTTAGTTCAATATCCTTTAATTTCAGATGCAAATGATAATTCATTATCTGGAACTTTAAATTTATTTAATCCCTCAAGCACTACTTTTGTGAAACATTTTATGGCAAGAACAAATTCAGCTGGAGATGGAGATGGTGCTGGTTCAGAATATTGTGATAGTTGTTTTATAGCTGGATATTGTAATACAACAACTGCAATAGATGGTGTTCAATTTAAATTTTCATCAGGCAACATTGATAGTGGAGTAATAAAATTATATGGCATTAGTTAAATACAACAATAACAGCATATCAGCTATTACTACTGCTGGAACAATGTCAGCAAGTCAAGTTTTAATTAAAGAACAAACTGCTAGTGGTGCTTCAAGTTTATCATTTGTAGATGGAAGTAGTGATGTGGTTTTAGATAATACATATTCTATTTATATTTTTAAAGTAATAGATTTTAATCCAGCATCAGATCAAGGCGGAATAGATTTTCAAGGTTCTACTGATGGTGGTAGTTCTTATGGTGTTACAATAACATCAAGTTTTTTTGCCGCTTTTAATCACGAATCAAATGGTTTTTCTGCTTTAAATTATCAATCTCAAAGAGATTTGGCACAATCTACATCTTTTCAAAGATTATGTTACAGAACAGGAAATGGTGCAGACGAATCTTGTTCAGGAGAATTAATTATTTTTAGACCATATTCTACGACATTTGCTAAACATTTTATGTCAAGATTTCAAAATTATAATTATCAAGATTATGCTGATGATCAGTATATGTCTGGATATTTTAATTCGACTAGCAGTATAAATGCTTTTAAATTTCAAGCAACTTCTGGTAATTTTGATGCAAAAATAAAATTATATGGAATAAAGGATAGTTAATGGCACTAATAAAACTAAATAACAGAGGTGTTAAAGATGCAACAGCATTTGGAAGCATATCTTCATTAGGAAGTTTAACTTTTATATCCAAGCAAACTGCATCGTCATCAGCTACTATTAGCTTTACATCAGGAATTGATAGTACCTATAAGGAATATATTTTTTATTTTATAAATATGCACCCATCAGCTTCATCAGGTTTTACATTTCAAACAAGTACAAATGGTGGGAGTTCTTATGGAGTAACTACAACAACAACATATTTTCAAGCAGATCACCCAGAAAACGACAGTAGTGCTACTCTTACTTATGTTGCTGGTTCAGATTTATCACAAAGCACAAATTTTCAAACATTATCACACCCATCTGGGGTTGATGATGATAATGATGCTTCTTTTAATGGAGTTTTATCTTTATTTAATCCATCTTCAACTACATTTGTAAAACATTTTATATCTAGAGGAAATGCAATGTATCCATCTTGGAATGTAAATAGTTTTGTTAGTGGGTATTTTAATACAACGTCAGCAATAAATGCAGTACAATTCAAATTTTCTAGTGGAAATATTGATAGTGGAGACATCTTGCTATTTGGTTTGAACTAAAATATAAGGAGATATTATGACAAGACATCATTTAATTAATGGAATTCAAGTTCCATTTACAGCAGAAGAAGAAGCACAAAGAGATGCTGAAGAACAAGCATATTCTGATGGTGCGTTTGATCGTGCTATGGCAGATTTAAGACAAAGAAGAAATAGACTATTAGCAAATTGTGATTGGGAAGTAATCATGGCTAAAGAAAAAGGCACAACATTATCTGCTGGATTCAAAACATATAGACAAGACTTACGAGATATTACAGAGGGTCTTACAACAGT